CGGAGCAAACATCGGGTCTGTTTAGTGGTTTATGCGTTTGCATCGGGTAGTTTTTCAAAGTGTGTGCGTCCGTCTTTAATCACAAGCAGATACCTTCCAGTTGCATCGGTCATTGTAACCATCACGCCTCTGCTTTCAAGCGCAGTAACAAGTGAGCATCCATACTGAATGCGGATGTATTCAATCACCTTCATTGCATCATCCCTGACAATTACATGACTGCTTCCAGTTTCATGTATCTCGTAAATCGGCTCAGTCATTGTTCTTGTTTTTGTAGTTCAATAACACTTATCAGTTCCTCGCTTGAAATGATGCCTTGTGCAATCTGACCAACAAGCCCTTTCGGTGTTTGAAAGAATTGTTCCATCAGGTTAATCGTGGCAATATTCATGCGCTCTGGATTGCGTACATATCCGCGTGTGGTTGCAATTGTTCTGTTCAGATACCTTGCGAGTTCATACAGCCGTCTGTTCCGCATCACCATCAATTGTTTGATTGTTGCTTTTTTCATTTGCTATTATCGCCTCCTTTACGATTTCTTTGATTGTTTGTTGGATTACTGATTCAGAACCAGCATTGGTATCTTGAATCATTTTCTTAATTGTTATCTCGCTTGCGTTTGTGTTGAGCAGTATCTCTGCTTTCTGTCGTGCGATAACCTTCATGTGAAGATTGTTCTTGTACTCCTTATCAAAAGGAATCAAATCATTTTCCTTCATATACTCCCATGCCTTGCTCCAATCCCAAACGAAAGGGAATGTTCCGTGTTCGTTTCTGAATGTAAGCAAAGCAAGGTATGACTCCTTTCCTCCGCGCGGATTTGTAATGCCTTCCTCAATCTGCAATGCAACGCTCTTGACTGGCTGGTTTGCTTTCCATGAGTTAAGCGCACGAGCAACAAATGTTTTATCCATCTGTCCGTAATGCTCAACTCCGTTTGCAATTGCATAATCAAATGCGTCTTTGATTTCGGTCATGTTTAGTTTACCGAAGTAACGAATGATGAATCGTGCGAGTTCATTGAGTGTGGCAACATCGGGCGGTGTTCTTATGCCCGATGTCTTTGCCACACCTAACAACGCAAGTTCAATTGAGGCTATGCCTTTTTCGGCTGAATCATCAACCTTGCTGATACTTTTGTTTGAGTTGTTCATAGATGTCTTGGTATGTGGTGTTTTGCATTAACAATGTTTTCTCATTCAAAGGGAACACATCAGCCCATCCGCTTCGTATTGACTTGTCCAGAATAGCGACAGCAACTTGCGGATTTGAGTTACTCAATATCTGGATGCGCTTAATGAGCCTTTGTATTGCTCCTTCTGTGTTCGGCACTCGCTTCGCTTTCCTTACATTGAGCCACTCCAATGATGTTTGGTAAAGTGTATCATCTGCGAAGGCTTCGCGGAGCAACGCAACTGCAATGTCGGAATCAGTTTTCTTTTTTACAATTACTGGCTTCGGCTCTTCTGTTGCTTGCTTTACCTTTTCCTTCTTCGGCTTTCTTTCCTTCTTCGGCTTTTCTTTCTTCCCTTCCGACCATCGTGAGTGTGCTGCATTTCTTACAGCGTTCATTCTCTTGTGCCTCTTTTCCAGAAACGCATTCACATAAAGGCTGTAATAGTGTCCATCGGGCAAGCCTTCAATCTGGAATAATTCAACACCGATTAGTCTATTTTGAATCAATGTAACTCCAATCGTAAGTGCTGGCAATGTGACTCGGTCTGCAATGCCTTGCATCTTTATCACTCCATTGTTTTCAATACCATACAACAACAACTGAATCCACGCGAACTCAAAATGGTCTGCGTACTTGTAATCGGATGTCAGTTCTTTGTAATCAATATCGGTTCTGTAATCTTTGAACGGAGTGTAGATGATTGCATCTGTGACCGTCATCTTTGGTTTTGCTTTCATAGGCTGTCAAGTATTTGGTTGTATTGTGGTGTGATTGTTACTGCTTTTGGTTCGGGTGCTTTGATTGCGTGTTGGCAATCATTAAAGATAGGGCAATCCATACAACGCTTGTACGATGGTCGCGGAATGAAACCAGTCGCCATTTCCATACCAATGCGCTCGCGGATGTTTTCAATCCTTTGCGCGTGTACTTCATTCGTTTCTGGTTGTGGCATCACGACTTCAAAGAACTCTGCATCCACATCGTTCTGCGAACTGAATACAAAATAATAGAAAGGCAATCCGAGCATAAACTGATAGTGCATTGGCTGAATGTGGTGCTTCATCTTATATTCAAAGCCATCCAACGCCCAGCCACTATCATCCCACTTGTCGTATAGTTTACCGCTATACTTCAAGTCAATTATGATTTCGCGCCCTTTGTACAATGCAATGATGTCAACAATAAGCGAGCATCCATCCTTTTCAACTCTCTTGCCTACCTCCAGAATCTCAATGCCGAGTTCCTCGCAATGCTCAATGAAGTTCATTGCTTGCGATTCTGCTCTTGCGTATTCTGCTTTAGGCAATCCGTCCTTCTTCAATTGTGGTTGTGGTGGCTCTTCACCTTCGTTCACATAACCAGTCGCGCGGTACTCAAAATATTTTCCGAGCAACATCGCTTCGCTCGGTTCGTCCTTGACTGATTTCTTGATGTACTTTGCATCAAACAGCAATCCGCATTCATATCCCATCGCATATTCGATGTAGGCTTTCAGTAATGATTGTGAAATTGTTTTTGTGTATTTCATAGAATGTACCTTCGTTTAAATGATAAATCAATTCTGTGTTTGTGTTTCTCCATGAACTCCGTGTATTCTTTTCCGTGCAAAGGAAAGCAAAGATGGTCAATGAATGTTGTCTGTATTGGGATTCTAATTATGCTAATGTAATCCCATGCAGCCTCTGGATATGACAATGCGCTTGGGTGAACATTGCGGATGTATTCTCTTGCCTCTCTGTAACGATAGAAACAAGCAGGTTGAATCATTACACCGCGTTCACATTGTACTGCATAAAGGTTACGATACATCTTGACCTCCTTTCCTTTCAACCTCTCTGTCCTTTGCTTCAATTAATTCTTGCAGCAACTTTACTAAATTTTCGTACTGAATTACGATTTGTTTTGCTTGCTCCTTCATTCTAATGAGTTCGGCAAGTGCTTGTTTTGAATCGTCAGTCATGGTTGTTCTGTTTTTGTTTTTGCGATTTCTTTGTTGAGGTATTCAATGCACATATCACCGCGCTCTTTGCTGAAGGTATGCACTTTCTCTTTAATCGATGAAATGATTTGATTTGTTTCTTCTGATAGTGCGTGTGGCATCAATCTTTCAATCAATTCAAGTATGGTAACGACTTGCTCTGGTTGGATTGGCGTGGTGGCTTGCGTTGTTGCGTGGCTTGTTTCTTTATTCATTGAGCCGTCTGCTTCCTCTGCTGTTGTTGTTTCATATCCAGCAGCGTTCATGATGTAACCAATAAGGTTTCTGTAAGCCTTGCCGATTGCCCTTGTCTGCGACATTGATGCAACTGCATACATATCGAAATCGGTCTTTCCAGATTCTGCGTTAGTGCATACTGCATGACCTTGCCCGATAATGTTGCCAGTATTGATTGACTTCAAATCACATGAGCATTCGTAAGCGTAGTAAGGAATGATTGTGTATTCATCTGCAAGCATCATGTTTTCCTCAAACAATGTTTTGTTCGTGGTTGACATAAACACTTTGAGTGTAGTGTACTTTCCGTTCCGCCCATTCATTTCCACTTTCTTCTTCAGTACATAAAGCAATTCATTCTGTTGCTCTATTCTGATTGGCTTGCTTGCGATTGGTACAATGCCGAAGTTCATGCCAGCGAACTTCCATCCATCGGTCATTGCATAGTGCCTTCCTTTAATCTCTACGCTTAACTTGTTCTGTTGAATGTAGGCTTTCAACCTCAACCCGAATTGCATAATCTTTGCAGGGTCAATCATTGAAATGAGTTTGCTTTCACTACCTTCACCAGAAACAGCAACCTCATGGGTTGCTGTCTGGTCAGGGGCTGTAATGATTCCCTGCTTCGATGTTGTTTCTTCTTTCATTTATTTTAATCCGTTTGCTTCGTTCCTCATTTTGTTCGCAAAGTTTCTTGCGCTGTTTTCGTCCTCTGACTCTTTGTAAATATGTCCGATTCCGCAATTCTCGCCATCCACTTTCATTACAACTTGTGCAGCAGCATAATATCTTTCGCCATTCATAAATGCTTGATGCGTTACTACATTATCATCTTCGCATGGATTGCAATTGTATTTCTCTTTCGCTTGCTGTATAGCGAGTTCAATATCAATTCCGCTTTCAATGGTTACACTACCATCGCTGTAAACGGCAACTCTGGAAAGGTTCTGCATTGAGTAGCACATCAATTGAGTAACGATTAAAGAGTACAGCGTCTTGTCTTTCAATTCTCCAGCACCCTTCTTCAGTACATCAATCATCTTGTCTTCGTCACCACTCCCGCTTTCCTTCCTCCAATTGTAAACCTTTTTGTGTGAATTCGCTTCGATGAATGTCATTGATGATGTCATGCGTATGTTATTCTTTACAGCGTTCAGCAATGACATTTCAAAGTGTGTGCATACATCATCAATCCTTATTCCAGTCTTTCTTTCAAACTCTTCATGCACCTTTATAGGGTCAAGTTCATCTGAGTGTCCACCGATAAAGTCGCGGTGAAACAACAGCGTGAGTTCAACTGGTGATTGTGTTTGGTACTCGCCTTCCCAAATTAATCTTCTTTCTGTTTTGTTTTTCATTTTGTTTTTGTGTTTGCGATGTTTATTTGTTTGAATTATTTTTTTTCCACTCTTGTATTGTTTCGTTCATGATTGCGACAACATTCATTCTGTTGAACACAACTTTGTATTCGTTGGTCTTTAGATTCATGTACGCAATCTTCAGTACTAAGTCGTCAACTGACATAGTGAACTTTCTGTACTTCAATCCATCATCGTCAATGTCAACTGTCGTTGTTCTGATTTTGTAAAATGGATTCGAGTTCGCTGATGATGTGCCAGCGTACACTTTAGTTTCTCCGTCTTGCTTTATGCCGTAACTTTTTTTACCGCTTTTGTAGGCGCATGAATTGATTTCAACCCATAAAGGAAATTGTCTGCTCATTTTGTTTGGATGTTTTTATTGTTAGTGTTTATTGATTGATTTGTTTCTGTGTTTGAAAAGCGGGCGAGGCATCACCCTCGCCCTTTCAAACATCACTCATGTAAATTGGAAATGCACTTCTCCGTCAAGCACATTTTCATCTGCGCTTTCAATCTGCTTGTAAATCTTTGCAATCAAGTGTTCGGCAATCTTTGTGGAGTTGTTTTGCATTCCGCTTGGTAGGTTCTGAAGTTTTTGCATGAAGAAACTATTTGTCGGGTTCGTGTTATATCCCCACATCACTTCGCTTCGCTTGAAAGCGGTAGCCTCAGTCACTTGTCCGTATCCATATGACCAGAATGATTTTCGTTCAAGCCATGCGAACCAATGTCTGCGAAACATTGAAGGGTGTGCGATTGCATACAACATTGAGTTCGTGTCAAGCACTTCATCGCTTGACTTTATCTTGACCGTGCATACTGACCTAACAACTCCCTTGCTTTTATCTCCGTGCTGTTTGCTTGTGTAAGCAGCGTAAAGATTAATTCTGTAACCTTGTAACTGCAATTCATTAACGATTGAATAAACAGCGCATCCGTATGCAATCATTGCGTCTGTACTCATTCCTCCGCTGATGCAAGGGTCAAAGTATAAGTCAATAATCTTTCCGCGCTTCTGTGCTGTGGTGCGCTTCATTTGCCTCATTGAATCGGGCTTGCCTTGCAGATACCTTCCCAGATTAACAGAACCACCAGCGACAGCGTTCTTGAAGTTAATCTTTGTGCCATCACCTTGCGGTTGAGGTAGGTTTGCAATCATCACTTTTGATTTTGCAATTCCGTCTTCCCATATCTTTTCGCTTGTAAGATATTGGTCAGCCTCTTGCATCGTATCGGTGAGCGTGAATTCTTTTCTATCCGCGTCTGTGCCTTCACTTGCATTTTCGGCTTCAGCATTGCGCGTTGTGTTGTTTATCCATGTTCTGAAATCCACCACCGAGTCGAAGTACTGGTTTTCGTAATTATTCTCTTGTCTGATTTGCATGATGTTTGTTTTTGATGTTTTGATGTTTGTGTGTGGCGTGAAGGGAATCAATACATTCCCTTCACTTGATTACGGATTGTTTCTGGCGCACCTTTCAGCACCACCATGTCAACTACTTCGCTCTCGGTGAACCCTGCTGCGAGTAACTTCGCTCCGTTGATTGATGCGCGAGGGCTTACAATGAATTCTGGGTTAACCTCTTTAATCTTGTGGCGAAGACGCTGAACCAATCTCGCCCAATCTCTGTTACCGCAAATATCCATTTCAAGTTCCTCATCGTACTTGAAATGAATCATAGCAAATCTGTCTGTGGTCGCCTTGTCTATCTGTTGGCGACCTACATACTTCATATTCGCGCCATCGCCAGTTGTATTCGCGCAAGCAACTGCAATGAAGTCTTTATGCTTCTTTACATAAGTGCCACATGGAAATGTGACACCACTATTTGCAAGCGCAGCATTCATTGATGTGAACACTTCAGCACTACCAGCATCAATCTCGTCAAAGAGAAAGACACCGCCATTTTCGTAAGCGTTTCTGAATGCTGTGGTTGAATACTCGCCAGTCGCACTCATGTAGCCAAACAATTCATGTTTGCCAGTTTCGATTCCGCAACTGAGAGAGTAATAAGGAAGGCTCAATACTTCGGCAGCCTGATGCACGCTGTGCGTCTTACCAGCACCAGCCTCGCCAGTTATCCAAAGAGGAACTCTGGTTGTTAAGGCTCGCATGATTTTGTCAAACTGAAAGTGAGTGCGTCCAGTCGCACCCTTCATTTCATCATTGACATAAATTTCAACTTTGTGAGGTCGCTGTGCTGCGATTGCCTCAGTCACGACCTTGTTGATGGCATCCATCGCCCAGTCGTAATTCGGTTGAATCAATTTGCTGAGTGAAGGCGCAAGCATTTGCGCGAGTGGCATCATCGCATCGCTACCTTGTTGTTGTGTTGTCGCAGCGTTATGTAGTTGCTGCATCTCGTCTTTGAGTTCTTTAAGCATATCTCGTTCTTCTGTTTGTGATGTTTGTGTTTGAGTTTCTTGTGATGTTGTTTCTTCGGTGGTTTCCTCTTCTTCTTCTGTTTCTGTTTCTGCTCCCTTCTTAGCAAGGCACTTATTCAGAAACGCTCTGCGCTCTTCGGAGAGCGGCATCGCTGGGACGCTTCCAGATGTTGGAATCGTTTGAACTTTGTCTGCGGTGATTGTGCCTTTAATTTTAACGGCATTAATAAGCCGTTTCTTCATTCCTCTTCTAATGATTGAGCCGCTGTGCATCCCACTCCATTCAGAGGGCAGAACATTGCTTTCAATCAGATTCTTTGCTGCATCGTCTGTGGTGTTGTACAGACATTCGCCTCCGTTGTGGATTGGGTTGATTGCTTTGATTACTTTGATGTAGATTGACATGGTGATGTTTTTTAATTGTTTATAATGTTTGGAGTTATTTAATAAAGTTTCTACTGATTGTATTAGCGATTTCGGTTGCTTGCGTTCTCGCAACTTCATTCATTGCGCTATTCAATGTTTTTTCAAAGATTCGTAACTCTGTTTCGCAGAACTTTTCAGTAAAGCGAATTTCGCGCATAATGCGTTCAACTCTGTTTTCAATAGTTAGTTGAGTTTCCGACTTTGTGATGTTTTGATTTTTCATGATGTTTGATGTTTTTAAATTAGTGATGTTTGAATTGTTGCAATGTAGGGTGAATTCGATTCAAGGCGCATCATCGTCATGTGACAAGCATCATGACGCATCCACCGCCCTACATTGTGTGAAGATTGTTTGCAGCGATTCGGCAACCAGATACCGAATAAAAGCGAGTGGATTGAAAAGCGCACTCTGTTAAGTTCCTCAACCTCCCTTAATGTTAATCTCCCGACTAACAACACACTGCTGCATTATCAGATTTCATTGCTCGGATTAACCGATTCGGGGTAACGATTGAAAAGTTGTTCAACCCCTACTTAACAATGACCTCCGCAGAGCGGTACTGAGTTTCCTCTTGGTCTGTCATATTGGCTGTTACATCCCGTCCGCAGTTTCGTGATTCAGGTGTTGAACTTTTGCTTTGCACCTTAACGCATCACTACCTTGACCGCTTGCTTAAATGTAACCCCAAAATTTCAAAGAACATTGCCCCGTTGGGCTTGAATTCAATGAGGCAATATTAATATATAATACTATAGGTTGTATCATTTATTTTCTAAATGCTTGAAAATCAACCCAATAATTTTCCTAAAAAGGGATAAAATACCCTATTTTTGGGCAATTTTAGGGCAATTTCAAGCCTCCGATTTTCGCCAAAATATACCCTAAAAATAGGGCTAAAAATAACCAGAAAAATGTCCGCGTAAATCGGTGAAATTTGCTGACGCACTTGGCGATAATCTTTGTTGTAATGGTGCTAACTGAATCCTTTGTTGTTATCACCTTGCGGAGCGAATCAATTTCCGCCATGTAACTTGAAATGTCGGCTTGAATTCTGAAAAAGCCAGCCGTATCCTTTACAATTTTAATTGTCTGGATGCGCGGAACTGATTTTGTTTCTGTGTTTGTTTCTGTGTTTGTGATTTCTATGCCTTGTCCTGACTTCAAAAGCAATATGCTGTCACATATTGTCATGAATTTAGCGGAATCAAACAAGCCAGTCGCAGTCGCAGTCGGAATTTCAATCGTATCTCTCAGGTAGATTGTGTCCGATGTTGTGACGCGACTGGTTGTTTGTTCGGTCTGCAACACTTTCGGGCAACACGAAGTGAATGCAAACGCAATAACTATAAATGCAAACGCATTTATCAATTTCATCCCTTAATTGATTTACCAATGGCACTACGAACCCCGATGAAGCCAAGCCCCATCAACACGAGTTCCATTGATGCCGAAAGGTTTTCTGTCTTCCAGTAATGAATGATTCCGAACACGACCAGCAAATAGCCAGCCCACATTGCGCGAGATTTGTACCATGCTTTTTTCATTTCGTTGTTTGTTTATTGGTTATAATTATTTTTCCGTAGTCACCATTCTTCATTTCGAGCGCACGCAATTCATTCATCAACTCATCTGTTGCTGGCTTCCAGATACCAGTTTCGTTTCTTTCAAAACCGCAAAGCACGCACCCCTCTGTGTTTTTGTGATTCACTCCGTTGTGCATTCTTACTCCAGTAAACCTAACGCCTCGTCCGTCCTCAACAGCCATCGTTGCTTCGTTGTTGAATATCAACGGCAGCACTCTTCCGAACTTCGGGCTTCTGCTCAATGTGAATTTGTATTCTCCTTCTGGGATTGCGGTCTGTCCGTATATCTTAACACCGATTGCACGCGCCACATCTTCAAGCGTGTAACAAGTAAATGCACTCCCGACAATTTCAAGTTTGCCGATAGTACATTGTAATGTGAAAATATCTCTGGTGATTTTTATTTCAACGCCCATCCTCTATGTGTTCTTTGATTATCGGCATCCCGTTTCTGTAAAGAGTGTATTTCATATTCTCAATATCTCTGGAGTTCTTGCTTGTCGCGTGTTCCAGCCCCCTGAGTTTCTCTGTTTGGATTGCTGAATCAGTATGAATGTCTTGAAGAAATCCATTCATCTGTTTAATGTCGTCCTGTATTTCTTCTTTGAATTTTCTCTCTGAAGAAACATAATCACTTATCATTATCGTTATCACAATGCTCATGATTGAAGCAACAACAGAAACAATGACCTTTACATTTATGACAAATTGGTTTGACATAATCATTGCGAATATTTTTAAGCCCAACTAATTGACCGCAGCAAGCCTTGTCCATTTGGATAACCCTGCTTGACATAATCGGTTGTGTATTGCATTGTGTTTTTGAAATACGAATCAACATCATCGGTGACAACCATATTCACTTTGAAGTCTGTAAACTCTGGTGAATTGACTTGCATCTGCGCGATTATGTTTGCGATTGTTCTGATTGTTTCGTAACCTGACAATAAGCGAAGGTCTGCAAGTTGTTTCGCTTCAGCCTTTGTCATTAGTCCTAAATAATTCGGCATCGTTATCAGTTTTTATAATGTAAGACATCAAATGTGTATTGCGTAATCACATCGGCAACATCAGTTAATTGAATAGCAAGTATAAGCCACAATGATGATGTTGTTGATTTGCTACCAGAAAAAACAACGCTACCAGTACTACCACCAAGCGGAGCGAGTGCGCCTTGCTTTGCTATGTAGTTAGTAGTTGAGTTAAGCCACTTAATATACATTTCAAACATTAAAGTGACAGCACCGCCTTGAACATTGAATAATAAAAAATCGCCTCCGATTGCATTGGAGGTATTAAGGTACAAAGAATAGTTTTGCGATGCGCTTGCGCCAGTTGTTTTTCTGTGCATCATGATTATATGCAGCGCGTCATTCAATCCGATTGTATCTGGGTTAATTTCAACAGAATGCACTATTGTATTTACAAGCGTTCCAGTATGTGTCTTTAATCCAGACTGCATACTCAACGGATAAACTCTTTTCTGCGCTGAATTAAATGCAGTCCAATCGGCAGCACTTAACAATCCTTTCTGGCTTCCGTTTGCTGTCTGTATATCATCGCTTCCGTTTGTGTGTGATGATGCGTGCGCGGTTGGCGTTCTTGCATTTGTCATTCGAGCATCATTATCTCCGACTGCAACTGGCTCCGCTGGGTCAACTGGTGCTGTTGAAAGTTTGGCGATTCCCTTCACCGTTGTTGATGCGTCAGGAACGCTTGACGATGGTAGATTCTTCCATGTTCCATCATCAGCAGCAAACTTTGTTCCATCTGGAGTGCCAGTAATTTTATCTTGCTTGTCGTCAATCTGTGATTGCAATGCGCTGTCAGCACCTTCTCTGTCGGATATTTCCTGTGATACAATTGATGCTAACGCACCAACGCTTCCAGCAACTGGCAATACAAGGCTTTGATTCACTACATCAAGTGAGGCGTAGATGTTTTTCTGGTCTGCTGATAATGTATTGAAATCATCAACCCCATTGCCGACAACAATATAATTTGCGTCTGTAACAAGCGCACATTCTCCATTCAGCAAAACTGGGTTTTCTGCAACCCATTGCGCTGATGTTCCTCTCCTTGTTTGTATTGGTACAACTATTTGTGTCATGGTGTTCCTCCGTCAAATATTACATCGTAATCTTCGTAAAGCGAATCAGGCGCACCGCCATCAATTCCGCTTATTGTAATGCAATCGCCTCCATCACCGCAGCCCTCGCACGGAACGCACTCTGTCGGTGTGAACAGCACATCTTCTGACTCATCAGATATTGTGAGTGAAACTGGTAAGTCAGAAACAAAGTGATTGAGTTGTATGGTGAATTTCTTTAGCGCGTACTCTTCTTCAACATAACCTTGTTCAACATAGTTTTCAATCGTTATTGAAACAGATTGCAAATTGAATCCAAGCAATATCAATGCTTCGAGAATCAGGTCTGATGCACCTTCTCCGTGAGGCAATATGCCGAGTTCGTAATCGTTTCCGTTTATTTTTATAGAAACAATTTCGTGGTCTATCTCAGCATAATATTCTGCAACATAACATCTGTAACCATAAACTGGTCTGATGATATTGCAAATATCAACATCGGCAACAATCTGATTCCTTACAATTACATCAACGCTTGTCATGGAACGCTTATGAATTCAGTTATCGGTGAATTGATTTCTGCAATTGAAATGTCGCTTATGATTGTAGTCTGCACTCCGTCAACTGCTCCAACGCTGGTTTCGGTTAATTTGATTTCAGCGCACAGCACTCCTTCTTTTTTCTTCTGAGTAAGTGTGCGACTTAATTCAATTGAATATTCAGACAATGCGCTGTCCGTGTCGTCAATCGTCAGGAAACCACCAGATGGGTTCAGCGAATACATTGCAACTGCATTTCGGCTTCCTTTAAAGTAAAGCACGATAATCATTCCGACAATCGCTGTCGTGTCATATCGTGGTCGGGATGCTGAAGGTGTCCAGTATGTAACATCACTCAGGCTTGTTCCGCTTACGGACGATGCGTTTGCATATTCATAATAAACGCCACCATCATAAACGACATCGCCAAGCGAATACTCTTTGTTCTTGCGGTAACGCTCGTGAGGTTTGTACAGAACAAACTTCACGAACTTACTTTCGCTGCTGTGTATGATGCTCATTTTTTAAATGACTTCTTGTGAAATTTCAATTGCTCTGCAAGCCCAAAGTGCGCCTCCATATGCTGTTCCGAGTCCAATGAAAACAATGTATTCATGCTTGCTGCCATCAAGCGTGTATGTTCCTGCTGCTACCGATGGTGATGCAGTAAACTCTCCTTCTACAAGCCCAGTATATGTTCCGCTGTCTGCGATTGTGATTTGCATTGTTGTGCCTCCCTTTGGTCTTATTGCAAATTTATTTCCTGTTCCACCGCCAGAGTTTAAAGCAATTAACGGGCTACCAGCACCAGTATGGTCAATTTCAAACATTGTGCAACTAACCAATGCAAACGCTTCTGGAGCAGTCATTAGGTCAATAGTATCTGATGTAGTTGCGATTTCATGTGTAACTCCATGATGATTTGTTCCGAAAGCCATATCACCTAATGGGGTGAATGTTCCAACCGCATCAACAGCATAAACCATCGCTCCTTGCATTCCAAATCCTTTGTCTGTGATACGATAAAAGGTGCGAGGTATAACATCGCCAGATGCTGCAAGCGCAAGGAATTCAGACCATATCAATTCAATATATTGTAGCGGAGTTCCAACAACAGCGTCAAGGTGTGCGCGGATTTCTGCTGCGCTCACTTGGTCGGCTGTTCCTCTTGCAAGATATGCGTCTGTGTTTTTGACATGAGCAAGCGCACCCTCTGAAACAATCTCCCATGTCAATGGGTCTGAGTCTGGAACGATGCCAGTTGTCGGTGAGCCAGCAATCAGAAAATAAATGTTTCCAGAATATGAAACATAGTTTGGAATTGCTGGGTCGTATGTCGCACCGTTGTCGTAAGGCTCAATGCTCCCTGCTGCTGCTTGGTTTGTTTTGTTGAGGTGGTCAATAATGTTCTCGAAGTTTTCATCAAGTTCTTCATGCGTCAACTCCGTTCCTTTTGTGGTGTGTCCAGCCTTAGTGATGAAGCGGAAAATAATGTCTTTGAGGCTCATTTTGTTTCTGTATTTTTTATGTTCGTGATACTGGTGTGATTCGTGGGAATGATTTTATTTTTATTCCAGAACATCCGCTTTCCCATAACGGATAGTCTGTTTTGTTTTCTTCAAGAAACTCAATCAGCAATCTTGCGTATGCAGATGCAAGTGAGCGTGATTCGCTTGCGATTCTTACAATTGATTTTTCAGATGATGGTTGACTGAATTCATTTGTCTTTTGAACGAATCCGTAAGCGGAATCTGTCGCGCCTTGTCTTTGCATTACATACCTTGCGTGGCTGTAATAAACCAGAACTGGTTTGATGTATTTCAACAGCGTTTGATTCAATTCTGTATCCATGTTTTCAATGACATCAGCAATCAATTCTTTGTTGATTACATCAGGCAAATCAAATTGCTGCGCTTGCTTAACATACGGCATGACCATAACTGGGTCGGTCTGAGTATGGATGTTTTCATACTCATAGAAATCCTCCTTGCTTATCAATAGTCTTTCATCCATTTGTTTCGGGTATTAACTGCAATGCTTCATCTTCTGTGAAACCGAATACAAGCCTGAGTGTCGCTCTTTTCTGTTGCGGTGTAAGGAATTGGTCAACCAATATTGTCTGCAATGCTTGTGTTCCTCCAACTCCGAGAGTTTCGACCAACAACTTTGTCGCTGCTTGTTGTTCTTGCTGCGCTGGTAAATTCAACAGCATTTGTCGCCTTTCGTTCAGCGTCATGTCTTTGTATAACTCAGCGTTGATTGTTTGCGGAACTCCTTGTATTGGCTGTATTGAAAAGTTCTTTGTCGGGTTGTCCTCTTGTTTGTGCCACCTTTCAAACATAACCGCAAACACCGCTTCCATAACAATACGCTCGTCTTTCGTGATGTCGGAATAAACATTCTTTGCGCCTTCTCGGTCATTCTTTTCTCCGAGCGCATTTGGTGTTGATACACCGAGCAGAATGTTTGGAATCATGAAACACCTAATGATGTTTTCGCGAACCGATTGCTCGGTATGCTCAAACAACTTGTCGTTGATTTCATTTTTTATCTGCTGTATGTTTGGCACTTCTTCATCGCTTTCAATTTCAAGGTGAATGACCTTTGCTCCATTGCGAACCCCTTGAAATGCTTTTATGTTTTCCAGATGCTCTTCAAGGTCTTTTTTATCCTCGAACTTTCCTTTCGTTGACCAGATTACTTGTGGCATGAAACCAGTCGTCACATTCCTATTGTTGTAATGTTTCAACTCGCCATCCGTTTGCACATCTTCGTAAATTGAATCAACTGGCGCAAGCGGATATGTGTCTGCGTCATTTGTGAAGTACATCACCTGACCTTTATATTTGTCAATTCCTTCTGCTGCTTCAATTTGTTTCAGCACTACTTCTGGGTCTGGATTGAAAATGTTTATTTCGTGCATCTTGTTTTCATCAATGCGCGAACCGAGTTTCTTTCCCCAGTCGTTGTACACTTTTACCTTCGACACATAACCAGTATCGTCAGGAATGCAAAGCCTCACGAACTCAAACGGAACATAATTCATCTCTGAAATTTCAAGCAATGAATTGTAGTTCACATGAATTGCAAAGCCTCCGAACATTGCGTAATCATCTGAAACCGATTTCAGTAATCGGTCAAATGTCCAACGCTTTGTATTGCAAATTGATGAGTAGAATGTTGGCTCTTGAAATCCGAGTCCTCGAATATATTTGCCGAATAATTTTACGCACGCTGATGCCGTTCCGCTTCCTTCAACAAGCAAACGCACTCTTTGCGGATATGCGTTGTCAACATCATATTTAATGATGCCTTGCGAGTTGTCATTCTTTAACTCAATTCGCGACTCAATTTGGGCTATTGTTGATTTCATTGAGTTTTGTTTTTATGTACTTTTTCAATTTCAGAAAATTGTACTTGCTCCATTCCTCTGCTGGAAATCCGTTCTGCTCGCAAACGGAAATGAGTTCTGCTTTTGTTTTTACTGAATCAATATACTCGACTGCTTCATTCAGTTTTACATCATCGCTTTTTTCTACGGTGCTTACGGCAACTGGCTGCTCTGGAATGAACTTGAAACGCTTTGCAAACGCAGGATAGTTCGCCAGTATTCTTTCTGCATCTGCATCGGTGAGGTTCTTGTTTGTAAAAACATTCTGCGTGTTCGGTTCAAACAGAACCACTTTGTCGTGAAGGATGTACTTTGATTTCATTTTCTTTGTTTTGAATAGGGCTTCGTTTTGAAAGTGTGAACCAAGTTTGTAGTAAGCATTCAGAATGTCGCCCTTGCAAGTTTTGCAAATGTCAGTTCCGAATAGTAACTTGATTGTCTTTGCGAGCGTGTCAACTGCTTTTGGGTCACTCAGGTCATTGTACCTGATTTCCATTGCTGCGCTCACCAGTTCTGTTTTTTCTGCTTCGTTCATCATTCAGCAAATGTAAATAATTTGAATAAAGAAACAAAGGGCAACCCCAATGAAGGAAATTGCCCTTTTGCTCGAATTCACAGCCCAGAATCAAAGCAATGCGTCCACAAGTGCTTTTGTAGTTGCGTAGTCGGTATCCCAGAGTGAGGAAGGCACATGACCTTCTTTTCCGAATTCACCAGACTTCAACTGAATATTGTATGCACCGAGTGTTTCTGCGTCAGCAACATTTCGCTCCATGACTTCAACATAAAGCCCTGCGTCAACTCCGTAGAGTTCAAATGCAGCGTCACCGTCTGTTCCTTTGAAGTTGTTTTCAACGATTGCGAGGAAACGACCTTCAACCATCTTGTCAAGTTGAAGTTTTACATCGGGTCCGTTGTTGAATACTTTGAACTGAACGATGTGGTCGTGTCCGATTGAGTACCTTGTTTTCACAAGTGAGTGGCTCGGTTCAACAGACTGCTGCTTTCCTTCAAACACATAACCAACTTTCGTGGCAGCAAGGTTTATTGCTGTGTAAAGGTTTGGATTCACGCCATCGGGAGTAAGCGATTCAATGTCATCAAAGTTGATGAGAATGAGTCTGTCGTTTGCACCGCCTACGAGTTTCGGAGTACAATTAACAGCGATACCGCCATTAATCAATCCGCACGCAGGCATGAGTTGGATATTATGAAATTTGTTCTTCATTTTTCGTTTCCTCCTTTTAGGGTTAGTATGCTGCGATTGTCATGAAGTCAAACACGATTTTCGCGTCAACTTTGTAACCACCTTTCATGTGATTGATTTCGGTGGTCTTGTCAAGAAACGCATCAATCTCAGCAACTTTGCTGCTTGCATCAAAGCCAGCCATCAGATTTGCTTTTGTGGTCATGATTGCGCGGTGTGGCATTACCCATGCAGTTCCATCGTTCATGTCAGAGTCAATGTTCCTATCCCAGAAATCAACGCAGTAGATTTTTACACCTCTGTAAACATCTGTCTGGAATCCTTTTTCCTGACGCACGAAACTCATGTCAAGGTTTTGAGATTCCTTGTAGGTCAACCAGTTTTCCCAGATTGAAGTTGTGCAAAGAATAACCTTGTTCGGTTCTGATTTCAGTCGGCTGTCAGCACCTTCCATCAGTCCTCTGAATATGGTCAGCGATGCTCCAGCAGCAAGTGCTTGTGCTGCGTAGTTCACGCCAGCGTTTGCAGAAATGGTCACACGCTGCATTGTAGTTGCGGTAACGGCATCAAAGATTTGTTTCCAGAAACCATCAATTGCATCGTAGAAAGGAATATCGCCAGCAGAACCCAAGAAAGAGCCGTTTGCGATTGTGTCGGCAGATTTGTCACCGAACCAGAGCAAACGCAAAGCATCTTCTTTAACGGTCGTAGTCAGAATGTCCATTACGAAATCAATGAAGTCGCCTTTGGTCAGGTCTTTTCTTTCGATTCCTTTTGACAATCCCCATACATAAAATGTATTTTCAAGGTCGTCAGCGCACTGAGTCAGCCAGAACTTTACCTTCTCAGGCTCCCAGAACTTTTCTGTCATTGGTATGGTCTTATTCAGCGCACCGCTTCCGCAACCAGCATCCTTCTGAGTAACCTTTGTGATGCGACCAAGAAACGCAATTTGTTCTTTGGCAACAACATCTTCAACAATGGTCATAAACTCATTCAGTTCGGGTGAAGAGTATGCAGGCTCAATGATACCATCGCGTGCTTCTTTTCCGTTGAAGGTAATCGGAGTACCAGTAATCAAATCAAAGGCATATCCATTGGTGAATGCTCCGAGAATTACAGAACCAGTCAAGCCGAATGCGATTGCAATTGCAGGGTTGATTCCAGTAGCAACTGAAATCATTGCGCTCATGAAAATCGTGGCTACGATTGCGAGCAGGGTTTTTGTGATAGTGAGTGTTTTCATTCTTATTCGTGGTGTTGATTGTTTAAAGTTTTATGATTCCAGTTTGAATAAAATCCCTTCCGTCAAATATGAATGACAATGTTGCCCTCCCTGCTGTTCCAATAGTAACAAGGCTGTCGGCTCCAGTTGTTTTCAGTCCTGATGCTGGAATGGTTCTGAATTTATTACCGCTTGCACCAGTAACAACAAACACAAGTTTGTCGCCTTTGATTGATTGTGCGCTGCTTTTCACTTTGTAGTGAACAGAATCGGTCATAGTCTGAAACACGATTGTTTCGTATGCCGAAGGAGTGATGTTGATTGTGTCTGCTCCAGCAGCATCGCTCTTCACAACGCCAACAGAGTTTTTTACATTTCGTAGTTGCGCCTGAGATGTTACTGCGAACATTGTCAGAAACGCGATAAGGAATAACTTTTTCATTTTCGTGCAGGAATTTTTATTTGGGTTTGTTTTGTGCTGCTTCTGCTTTCCTTCTTGCAATCCTTGCTTCAACAGATTCATCTGCTCCGCCTTTCTGACGATTGAAGTCGCGGTTTTCTGGAGTAAAGGTGCTTCCAGTTTTCTTTGCAAGTGCTTCGAGGCTCTTCACCTTGTCCATGATTGTATTCATGTTGTTTTGAAGTTCCTGATTCTGCGTGCGGAGTGTATTGTTTTCTTCGGTCAGTTGATTGATTTGCGCTTGCAATGCTTCTGTTTCTTCATTGCTTTCGCTTCCTTCTTCTGTGGTTTCGGCTGGTTTAATTTCAGTAACCTTACCGCCAGCGGTAGTGATTTTGCGTCCGTCAGACAATTCATGCTCGCCATCTGGTGCAGGCTCGCCATTGATTGTAACAACATCATCAACGGCAATGTCATTCCCTTCTGTTTCAACTTCAATTTCAGTTCCGTCTTTCAGCGTCATTTTCAACGCAAGTGTGGGTGAGGTTTGTGACTCACCATTGAGAAAGGCTTTCAATCCGTCAAGGAAAGAAATTGCCCGTGCAACTTTTGTCATGTCTTCTTTATTTTGGGTTTGTGTTTTTCCGAGTTTCGCAACAGCATTGATTGTATCAACAACCTCTGTGATGAATTTCATTTCCAACGCTTGGTCGGCTGTGAGCGTGGTTTCTTCTTTCATCATTGCAGATAACTGACCAGCATCTGCGCCAGTCTTTGCAACATAAAAGTCAAGCAACTTTGTTTCTGCTTGTCTGATTTGTTCTGCACGCTTTTCATAATCATCGGCAGTAAATCCATTCATCATGAAAGGGTCGCCCCACGGGTTGTGAATAAAGAAATCCGAGTTCTTATTCATTTTCCTTTCAGAGCCAGCAAGAGCGATTACGGTCGCAATGCTGGCGCACAAGCCCTCAACATGGGTTGTGATTTTCTTTCCAGATGATACGAGCGCGTCATGAATTGCGAAACCTTCGTTTACATCACCGCCTCTGCTGTGGATATGTACAATGAATTCTTTTGCGTCTGGCTGCGATTGAATCTGGTCAAGCACCGTCTTCATAGAAACAATGCCCCACTCATTCGCATCGGCTTGCTGTGCATGGTAGATGTCACCATAAACATAAATGTGACCAACTGCTTTGTTGTCGGTCGCATCAAAAATATGTTTGGCGTTTATACCTTTAAATTTCATGCCGACAAAATTATGTTCGGCAATCCCTTAATCTGGTGGCTGTATTTTGTCAGCAAATAAAAAGCCCGAAGGAAACATCACTAACCTTCGGGCGAAAAAGCAAACATCATGTGTGCCTAATTATAAAAAAATGACCGATACTCTAAGGCGGGAGCATCGGTCGGGTTTTGGTTGCCACCTACGGCAGAGAATACAAATGTGGTGAATGTATTTTGATTTGCGAAAATATTTGCAACATTTTTTTATTCTGATTATGAGCCGATTGCATACACTCCACCTTTACCCGAAATACTCATTTCAAGTTTTTGATTCTTTTTTTTTGAAGGAAGAATCAACTGAGCAAAATCCATATCAAGTTTCCTGACCCGTTGCAGGTGCGTTGTGTTCCTTTCGGTTTCGGGACTGGATGTAGGTGGGAACATTCCAGATTCATCAACGCGCAATATGCCTTACTCTCTGCCGTTTTCAATCGCTTTTACCTTCTAAGCAATTAGGGGAACGGTTGTGCTTTAACCCTTATGTCTAATTCAATGCGGTTAAAATTATAAATGAATTCCAGAATAACCCAGCCCACCCAGAAATATTTTTCGTTTTCTATGCAAACGGATAAAAATATTCATGCAAACGCATTGTGAAGTATGCAAACGCATAGCGTTACCCATGCAAACGCATATCAATATTTTGGGTTCTCATCGCTTTGATTGCTCGCCAGACGGTTCGTTCATTCACCCCGACAACAATCGTGACTTGAAAAACAGCCTCCCGTGATTTCAATCCTCGTTGCATGAAATGAATGTACTTGCTGTAAAGTTCAAGGTAGAAACGAATCTTCGGTGAAACCAGCCCAGTCCGTATCATCGTTGAAAGATGTCCGTTCATTTCCAATTGCTTTGCAATTTCATAAACGGTGTTGATGTTAGTTTTCGGCTCTGTCATATTTCTGCGTTTGTTTGAATGATTGATGTCGTCATTTGTGTCTGTGTGATTTCATCTGCGCTGGCAACAATCTGAACGCGCTTAATCACTTCAAGTGCTTGGTCGGCTGGCGAACCTTCAACAACTCTTGTGATTGTGTTGGTGATGAACTGAGATGTAAAGCCACCATCAGCGTAGCCGATTTTCTTCCCCGACCTCCGTGACCTTTCCAGAGTGTCAATGATTGGCGCAAAGGTTGGCGAAGTGACCATCCATTTAGGTGCAACCCATTCATTGTCGTGAACCACTCCAGCGACCTTGTGACCAGTTGAATCACGCGAAACACCGCCACCAGTATAACCACCGACCGCAAATGTTTTTGTGCTTGTGATTTGTGAGATTGCTGCTGCTGCTCTCGCAATCGCTGCTGCTGTTCTTACAACTGCAATCGCAACACTACCGAGCGCACCATAATTACCAGTCGTTGCAGCATCACGACCAACACCAGCCCAGTAACCAGAAATCTCATTCACACTATTGATTGAAACATCAGCAATCGCAAGAGCCTTTAATGTATCTGCATACTTTCGTTTTCTCTTTTCATCTTGTGAAAGGACTGCTGAAATTGATTGAAACATTGAACTAACCGATTGAACGGTCGCGTCTTGTATTCTCCTTCGCTCTTCAAGCACCCTTTGCTCTTGCTCAATCAATGCAGATGCAGTTTCAAATGCAAGTTGCTTTGTTGTGTTGCTGTACTGAAGTTGAGCATCGGTCAGTATTTGTAAAGATGTTCTGGTCAATACTTCACGCTGAGTGATATAATTCTTTTCGAGTTCAATCTTCGCATCTTCAAACTCCTTCTGCGACAACCCTTCGTCTTGGTATTTCTTCTGAGTCGCTGCAAGTGTATTCTGAAAAGCCCTTTCGAGTTCAATCAATTTCTGTGCTTCGGTATTCTTTACCAGTTCCAGTTCTTGCAACGCTGCATTCGCCCTCACCTGACGCAATCGTTCAGCACCTTGCTGTTCAGTAACTTCTTTCTTCAGTATTGACAATTGTATTGCACGCTCTTGGTCTGCAAGTGCGGTTTCCAATGCCTTCTTATCAACATCTGAGTTTGCTTGTATCTGCTCAATTCGTTTCTGCGCTGATTCATTGTTTCTGCGTTCTTCGATTTCAGCAATCTTATCAGCGTACTGCTCAATCAACTGCTCACGCAATCTGTTTTCTTCAGCGGTTTTTCCTTTTATGAGTTCAATCTTTCTGTCAAACTCCAGAGAGGTTTGAATCAACTCTCGGTCAAAGCCGTCTTTAATTAACGACACGCGGATGTTTTCTGCTTCTTCAAGCACTTTCAATCTGTCTTGCTCATCCTTCTTTCTGATTGCAAGCAACTTGGTTTGATAGTCAGCCTCAATCAATGCAATCTGCGCTGCGCTCAATCCAACTTCTTCGAGCCGTATCTTTCTTTCTTCTGCTGCGAGTTTCCTTTGTAAATCAATTGTTCTGCGTCCAGATACTTCGGCTGCTTGTAACTGAACATTCAATGAATCAATGCGCGATTGTATTTCCTTTTTATTCAAGTCGGAAATAATTATTGCGCGTCTGTTGTCAATGTCTTGAAGTTTCTGCGCTGATTCGCCTTTGATTTTCACCAATTCAACTTCCGCTTCCTTTAATCTGTCGCGCTCTGCATCGGTCAATTGGTTTTTCTTTTCAAGCAATTTGTTTTCAGCAGCAATGATGTTTACCCTTTCTTGCTGTATTGCTTGCGCTTCAGCCAACGCCTCCTTTTCAATTCGCGCTGCATTATCAAGCAACTTGATTCTTTCCTCTTCAACTCCAGTACGCTCACGCGCAGCCTTTATCAGTCGGTCAACTTCAAGCCGTGTTTCTTCTTGCGTTACTTTGAATGCTCGTTCACGGTCTTCGAGTTCTTGAGTTCTCTTTGTCAGGTTGATTGCTTCCTCTGCTGCGTTTGCTGTGTCCTTTGCAAAATCAGCAACAGCCTTACCAGCATCAACAGCAGGCTTCACCGCATTCTTCAACGCGCCTCCATACTCAATGAATCCTTCACTCACCTTATCAAAGTCAAGCGTGAATATTCCTTGTATGATTGTGCCAGCGGATTTGAATGCTTGCACGACCGTTCCGTTGATGTAACTCACCAGCCCGTCAAATAATTTTCTCGGCTCTGTAATCGCAGAAACAATTGCCTTACCGAAGTTGAGTATCACACCGACAACCGCTTTGAATACCTGACCGAGTGCTGCTGTTCCTTGCTCAAAGCGGTCAAGTATCGCATCGTTCTTTGTCAGCAATCCTTGTAATACAGAAAGCGCACTCGTAAAGATTCCAATGCCAGATGTTTGTATTGCAACTCCGATTCCTTTAATTCCATTTGAGAATAAAGATGCAGCACCCTTTCCAGCCTGAAATGCGTTTGCAATAATTCCCAATTGGTCTTTGAAAAGATTTTGGTCTGCAAACACTTCTTTGATTGCAGCACCATACTGACCAACAGAACTTCGTCCGTCACCGATTCCCTTGTTGAATGAATCAATTGCGTCCTTTGCATTTTTTAATTTCTCTGCTGCTTCTGTGTATTCCTTTGTGAACTCTCTCGTTCCGTCCTTATTGGTTTTGATTGTTCCTTCAAGTATTTTTAATTGCACCGCAGCAAGTTCATATTGCCTCAACAATTGTTCATAGGAACCAGATGCAGCCTTATTCAACTGAGCAACCTTTGTCAATGTTGACTGGTATTGACTCTGTGTTGTTGAAAGAAACTTCAACCTCGCTGTGTTGTCAGAAATCAGGTCAGACTTTTTCTGAAATGATGCAAGGTCGCCACCAACAAGAGCAGCCTGCGCCTCTTTCTGAAGTTGCTTGTTCGCTTCCTTCAATCTGATTGTTTCTGCTGTGACTTCACGGAGTCTGTTTTTCGTATCATCAACATTTACTTTGAGGTCAAGCAGTATTATTTCGTTTCTCTTTGCCATCTTAATTCATTTTTAGTAGTTCAACCTTCGTTGGTTTTCCAGATACATAACCAGAAATCTTCTGGAGGCTGAAATAACTTCCGAACTGACTGAGGTAAATTGGTTTGCTGAAATCAATTTGGTAAACATCATTTGAGTTCAACATCATTTCTGCATACAAGTAAATGTATTTCTGCATATCCTTTATGTACCACTTGTAATTCTCGCGCAGCAATGATTCCCATGTGATGTCAAGCGGTTCTTCTGGAGCATAGAACACGCACAAAGGATGATTGTCTATGTATGTTTTTGTGCTTAATAAATTTACTCGCCTCATTTCAAGACTGAATAAGTCGGTTCTTCTTATCAACAACAGAATGCGCGGATTCATTTTGCGCCAGTATGGGTCTGTGTTGATTGTGTTCTCGTATTTCAGAATGATTGGTATGCGAACTCCGTTGGATGTCCATTGCGTTTGCAAAGAACTTGAAGGCGAGAATTTAGATTCAACAATTGTTTTTTCTTTTGATAATACCGTATCGTCAATCGTAAACTCACTCTCGCAATAATCATTCGGAATGTCGAGCAACTCAGCGTCTGTATCGTCATTGTCTTGCCACTTAAACAGATTTCGTTGTCCGTGCGCTTGGTTTCTGTATTGTATTTGAAATTTATCAACTGAAACCATGTTTTGAGTCCAGTCAATTGATTCGACCTTTTTCTTTTCTCTGTTCTTATGCAAATGCACATACACTTCTCTGCGAGTTGCGTCTGTGATGAAGTACATTCCCATCATCTGCGCGATTTCTTTTATGAAATCCTTTTGCGTCATGTCATGCAACTGACCAGTCATGTTCACATAAGAGCCATCAACAATCGCTGCTTCGCGTGCGCCAGTACATTCAATCGTTGTTCCAGCACCTATTCCAAACTCAGGTATCTTGTTTCCGAGTATTCCAGTTTGATATGAGTCAATAAGCAATGAAGCCCAGACTCCAGACTGACAAGGTATGTTTTCTGCAATGTATTCAACTGGCTCAATCTTATCGTTAAAGAACTTTGCTCCGATTGCTTGGTTGTCTGAGTAGAAAATAATTCCGAGCGCAATTTTCTTCCAGAATGCTCCGAGAACGAAAGGGTCATTTGGCGGTGCGGTAATCAATGCGCCAGTTGGGTTCTGTATTACCTGATAAATGTTACCATCATAAAAACAGAAATCTTCAACTCCGACTTGAAATGTTGATGCGTTTGCTGGTGTCCATGTGATGATACCATTCAAATCGTAGTAAGGAACGACATGAAATTTAAAATCGTACTTTGCTCCGTTGACTGGTGAGGGCGGTTTGAATATAAGTCCGTTGAATGGAGTGTAAGGCGAGCCGTATGTCTGATTCTGTATGTAGTTTGACGGGTCGGATATTTCTGTGTCGTGTGTCGCTGGAATGAATCGCTGTGTCGTTGCTGCTGGAAGAGTTGCTGTGTTTGCAATGCGAACCGCCTTGCACTTTATGTACTCTTCATCTGCGTAGTTTGTAAGACAATCAACCATGAGGTTGTCGAATATTTCATCGTCAAGGTTTCCGATTATCTTATAACCAGCATCGTTGAATATTTTGTAGAAAAGATATTTAACAAACAGCATCGGCACGAGGTAATCGAATACCATAATCGGGGCGACAAGGTTTATGCCAGCACCAGTTGCGCTTGTGTTTATCAAAGGATAGATGTAGCCGTCATTCCAGTTGTGTAGCCGTGTTTGGTAAACATGGTTAAGAATGAATTGGTGGGTTAGGTCTGTGAGGTTTATGTCATTCATTTTCTTTCCTTCAATCTCAGCAAAGAAATTTACATTGCCAGAATAAAAGGTCAACGCAATTTCATTTCCCGTGTATGATGAAACAATGACATAACCGATGTACTCAACACCTCCGTTGATGCACTTCGCTGGTATCTTTGAATAAACTCCACGCTCTACTGATACCGTTTCGAGCGAAGTTCCAAACAGACTTCTGTTGTATGCTGTTGCTGGTATTTTGAATTGCGTAGTGTAATCGCTTGTGATTTTTAACTCGGCAATCTTTGTGCATTGCATTGTTATCGGAATGACAACATTGCCGAACATATCAACTGGCGAATCATTTATGTAAAGTTGTGCGCTCATAATTCGTGAGTGTATCGTTGAGGTAAGTCAATGCTGAACTCAAAGTTGTGTCTGTTGTTTCCAGTTTCGTAAACCTTCACGCTTCCTTGTTTCACTTGCACTTCCAACCATTGCTTCGTCAATATCTTTGGTATTGTTCCCAGATAAATCATGACGCACTCGCTGTCAAGCAAACGCATCAATCCTTTGATGTCATTCAAATCAACATTGTCAACTCCGAGCCTCCATGATTCGCCACTCTTTACAGATGCTTGCACAACATTAGAGCGCGTGAGCAATGTATCTCTGTATGGTTCAATCCGAACTTGCTCTGTTGTGTTCAATGTGATTTCCTGAGTGCGACCAAACAGCCAGTAATTCCACCCACCCTGCGAACCTTTCCATGCAATGTAAACGGGATTCTGATAGCACTTTGTGTTTATGCGAACCCGTCTGCGTTCTGTGATTTCACCGATGTATGTAGGCAATGACGCAACAACTTCTTCAGCGTAACCAGTATCAACATATCCATTCGCAACATACTGCTCGTAATCTGGATTCACAGCACCAGTTGTTTCAAGCCAGACATCAACGAATTTAATATCTGAGTTGTATGTGTTCTGCAAACGGATTCTCTGCTCACCGACTGCTGTTTGATTCAATTGAACTGGTGTTGCGAGCGCAGCGTTGTTCTGCACATCGATAAGTTCCTCGTGTTTGTTTACAATAACGAACTGCAATATGTCGTCAAACAGAATTGCAATGTCAAACGGATAACCGACAAAGTGTGTCGGCTCTTGAAAATCGCAAATGAATTTCGCTCTGTGTTGTGGTGTGAGCGTGTAATCATCATAGAACGCAACATGGTCGGCATGATTATTATCAAAGCGATTCCAGATTTGTAACGCTCCTTTGTTCACATACATCCAACGCGGTGTGTTGTCAACCTCATCGTTCACCTCTTGAATTGAAAGGTTGTCAAACGAACCGAAGTATTGATTGTTCACGAACACGGTCGGGAATGCTCCGTTGATTGGCGCAACTAAATCGAATTCGTATTCGCCTTCGTAGGCACACTCTTGCTCAACATTGTAATTAAGCCCTGCGTCAGATAACCACACGCGCATCGTATTGCTAAATGTTCTTGTGCCAGTAACACCGAACCAGTTTACTTTGATTCTGTATGTCTTCCCTGCTACGGTCGGGAATGAATTGAAGTTGTCTGGTCTTGCGTATGCGATTGCATTCACATCAACTGGCTTTGTGATGTACTCTTGCGCGTTCCAGTTCCATGTTCCTTGCAAATCCCATCCAGATGTTCCACCATTGAATGTTGAGTTTGCGATAAGGTTTGCGCCAAGAAACGGATTGGTTCTGTCTTCCAAGAATAGTTCTGAATCAAAACCATCCCATGTTCGTCTGTAACCAATGTAGAAACGAGTCCATGCGTTTGTATCATTGTATGCGACCTGAGTGTATGTGCTTTCCTCTTTCGTTGAAAGGTATTTCAATAGCCAGCGACTGACAATTGCCTTTGCGCTTCCATCGTTTGAAGGGTACACGCGATAAACGCCAGCAGATTCGGTCTGCTGAGTTTTGTTATTCCAGACATACAATTCAATCTCCATTGCATAATTCTGTCGCATAGTGTGGTTATTCGCGTAACCAGCGACATTGTATGTTGACTTCCATTGCGTGTCAAGCGTAGCGTAAACGAATGGTGATGCGTATGTAAGGTTCGTCACCTTTGCAAACGCATTGATGCTTGAAACCCACAACATATCGCCAATCGAAAGGTCTTGCACCTCTGATTCAAGCAATTGAATTCTCGTTCTGTTTCCAGAAACTTGCGCTGTTGCAACAACAGAATAGTCGCGCCTCTGGAATCGGTAGCACACTTCATTGTGAACCGCGCTCCACTTACTGATGTTTGCAGTCGGAGTCTTTTGTGTCTGTGGTCTTGTAAGAATTACAATCATGCTGCTGTTCTGTTTTGCAACGCGAGTTGAAACACTCTCAACAAGTCGCTGTTCGTTGTTATAATGTAGTTACCAGTTATCTGCTTAATCAGTTTTGAAACCGATTCTTCAGTAATGATGTTTGAGAATATGTCGCGTGTCTTTTTCTTTCTGTATAGCAATGTTCCCTCGCGATGAATCTTTCTTGCGATAACAAATGCCATTGTCCTTCTTCCGATAAACCTTCCGCGCTTATCACGCCACAGCGGAATGCCTTTGAACTTCAACCATTGTTCGATTGCTTCCCTGAGTGTCGGGTTTCCCTTCTTTGCTCCAGCTCGTGTTGCACCGCGACCAGTTTCAGCCCATCGTAAGTAATTCACTCCGTAGATTGTCAATCCTTCTGCGGTGACTTCGTATCTGAATCCTTTGACCATGTTACCAGATGCAGAAAAAGGTTTCGCTTGTTTCTGCATTTTCTCAACGGATTGTTTTCCGTATCTGTTGAGAATCTTTATTGTGTTCGGTGTCAACATTACTCGCAGTATTCATCATTCAACTTCACCTTGAAATTCAGCACCCATCCACAAAGGTTGATGTCGAATACATGGTAGTTCGGTTCGCGTGCTATGTCCGTAACCTCCATCACTTGCGGATGCTTCTGCAATTTATAGATGAACCGATTGCTCAACTCAAACATTTCGCCAAGTTTTGATTCCAGAACTTCTTGCGGGTCTGTAATCTTGCACAACACAAGAAAGTCCATCATACATTCGTATGTGTGATTCATTCCGCTGTACTTACCGAACTCGCTTGTCACTTCGACTGGGTACAGATACGCACGCGGAAATTTCTTTTCGGTTTCAAATATCCCTTTGCGCGTTTCAAGGTTCGCGTAAGAACGCATCCCGTGACCAAACGGAAGTGAGTCAAGTTCATCCGTGCATATTTCACGAATGATTTTCAGCAACAGCATTTCGTTCTGAATGATTGGTTGTATTTCGCTTGTCGGCATGATTATCTGTTTTTAATGTTTTGCATTGCGTTGCGTTGGTATCTGCGAGCGTATAATGTTTGCTCTTTGTTCATCATCAGTTTTGTGAAGACATCCAGATAAGGCGAATACATTACTGCGTCCCATTTCAGAAAGTCACCGCCAGCCAATGCGTCAACAAGGTTCATGACTCCGAACTTTTTGAAGTTGTCAATTCCCGCGTCAGATTCCTCCTTAGTCGGTTCAAGACTGAGGTTCGCTTCTTCGCGTTCAATGAGCGCGCGCAACTGGTCAAAAAAAAACTTGCGACTGGTATCGCTTGCTTTGCTTTCGTGCGGAGTACGACTGGTATCAATGCACGCACCTTCTCTTCTGTGAAATGTTTGTCACCTGATATTTCAGAATAGAACATTGTTGCAATCGCAAATGCAAACGCATCATAGAATGGTCGCTTGTCTGTGTTCACTCTGTTCAGTTCCTCTTGCAGATACACCTTCTGTCCGAATGTTTGTTTCTCCAATGTCGGCACATCGTATTCTTTTCCGTCAATCAGCATTCGTTTCGGCAGTTCCCACTTGCTGATGTCAGGCACTCCAATCATTGCAGAAAGATAATTACCCGTGATATGTAATGAATCAGCAGGGAGTTGTGAAAGGTAGTCTTTTGATAACCCAGTAAGAATCGAAAGCAACTTGATTTCATTCATTTCCTTTTCACTCATAATGAAATTGAATTGCTCCAATGTCAATTCCTCCCATGAGGAAGGAACTTCAAAGTGACGCTCATGTACTCCGAGCGTTTTGTTTTTCTGTTTGATTGAAACCGTAATCATTTCGCCCTCCTTCTTGTGTAACCATCGTGTTTGAACTTACCTTGCAACTGACGCAAGCGCAATCGCCCTCCGAGTTCATTCATTTGCTTTGAGCCTTTCCTCATGTCGGGTAACGCTGCGCTGATTTTCGCGCTCATTTCCTTTTTCAGTTTGCGTTTGTATCGGAACAACGCCCAGAGTTGTGTAAAGATGTTCATGTGCTGTGATTTTGTTTATGCAAATGTAATCCTTCAAATCATTTTTGCGACACGCGCCTTCAGTTTTCTTTCAGCAATCAAATCGAATGACCCGTATCTGGCAGCATCCATTGAGTGGTCGTTGAACTTTACTGGCTCATCTGTGACATTGCCTTTCTTGTCGGTCTTCCATTTGTAGTTTTTAATTTCCTTCAGCAGATTGCTGCTGTTCTTTGTGATGTAGATGGTGACTGACTTCAGTTTGTCAATGCCAGCCTTGACATCTTTACTCGCTTTGACGGCATGAAAACCAGCGCGAGTCAGTTCCGTGATGCGGTCATTCTCATGGTCGCAGTAAATCTTTGACCTTCCGATGTTGTGCAAACGCATCAACTGAATCAAATCGTTGTTTGTCAGATGCGTGCGATGTATCAACTCATCCAGAACAATACCTCCGTTCTTCAAACGCATACATTTTATCAATGCAGACGCATTGTTGAACCCGAAGTCAAGCCCGTATGCTGTTTCAATGATGTCAGTAGGTTGTATTTCCTCATCAATGAGTTTCCAGTTCGTGTAAATTGTTTCTCCGCTTGCACCGCGTTCTCCCAGTCCATACACCTTCCAGTAGTTTTCGTCCTCATCCTTCAGCCTTTCAATCTCGGCAATCAACTCTGGCTCTAAGAATGGATTGTCAAGGTAACTGGTCTGGAAAAACATTGCGTCCTCTCGCGTGTGAACATGGTCATAGAGCCAATGATATTCGTCCGAAGGGTTGTAATCAATAATCACCTTGTCGGTTGTACGCATCAACAATTGTCGCCAGTCCTCAAAGTCCAGTTCGTTTGCTTCATTCACAAACAGAATATCCCGTTTCCGTCCTCGCACCTTTGTAGGTTGGTCAAGGCTGATGAATTCAAAAACACTTCCGCAAAGGTGATATTCATTCAATGACTTGTTGTGATTCTCTTCCGAATAGTACCCAATCTTTTCAAGTATCTCCATGAAGTCGCGCATCGCAGTTGCCTTCAGCGCAGGCATCGTCTTTCTGACAATGGTAATAAGTCGCCCTTCCATGCCGTTTATCTGGGCGCGGATTGCTGTTTCAATTAAGAACTGAATGATTGAATATGTCTTACCGCTTCGAGTACCGCCCTGATTGATTGCAATGCGTTTGCGCGAGGGGATGAATCGCTCGGTCAGGTCGTAGTAGGTCTTGCAAAAGTTCATGCGTTTGCATTATCCATTATTTGTTTCTGCGTTCCCGTCCGTGTTTCTGCGTGCTGCTGCGAATAACTCATCCCATGAAAATGCACGCAAGGGTTCTCCGTCCTTACCAGTTATCTCGGTGCGCTCAACATATCCGCGCTTCTTTCCCTTTGTTTTCAGAAAGAAGATGGTGGCAATAGTGTCCCCGTCCTTTATCCGTTTGTGTAGGTGCGATTCGGCAAAATCAATCACCACATCGTCAATTGCCTTCACCAGCCTTCTGTATTCGGGGTCTGTTTCCATCCAATGGTAATGACTGCGTCTGCTTATGCCGACAACATTACAAGCCGTTGTAACCACTCCCAGAGCCTTTTCCAGAGTCTGGAGCATCGCGCGTTTTTGTGGGTGCGTAATTTGTGCAAACGCATCACCCTGAGAATTCAAAACAATTTCCTCCGATGCGTTTGCATCATCAGGTTTTTTCTTCTCTGTTTTTTTTACCTTACTTCCCATTGATTGCGTTTAAGAATTCTGCTCTCACAGATGTGTTTTCTTTAAATAGACCAGTCAGTTCGGTTGTGGTTGTGTTTGTATTGTGTTTCTTTATTCCTCTCATCGCCATGCAAAGATGTTGTGCTGTGATTGATACTGCGACTCCTTGCGGATTGAGTTCTGACATCAATCGGTCAGCAATCTGTTTTGTGATGCGTTCCTGATTTTGAAATCTTCGGGCATACAAATCAACGCATCTTGCCAGTTTTGATAACCCAACTATCTTGTCGTCAGGAATATACGCTACGGCAGCCACCCCAAAGAAAGGGGCAAGGTGATGTTCGCACAATGAGTAAAAAGGTATGTTTGTCTGCAGTATCATTGTTTGAATTCCCTCTGCATCAAATGTGGTGAACTTAAATGGTTCGGGATTCAGAAACTCCTTTAGGAATTTAATGTAGCGTACTGGGGTTTCTTTCAACCCTTCTCTTTCTGTATTGTCGAAATTTGCAATGACTACTTTCATTGCTTCCTCTGGTGTCATTAAAGGATGTTCCATTGCTTGTGTTGTTGAACTGATAATTTCCATTTCGGATTCTCTTTACATAATTGAATGCAGTGAGCAAGGTTTCGTTTGTTTATAGTGAATCCATCGCTATGCGGAGATACCCAGTAGTGCTGTGCTTTTACTTTTGGTTCTGGAATTGATTGACCGAAGTGGCGAACATAGCGAAGTTCTGTAACTCCATCTGGGAAATTCTTTTCCACAATATGTTCTGCCACTTTTGGTGAAAGGCAAATAAAATCAAGTCCTTTAACCATCGGCTGAAGTCCAGATGTTTCTACGGCTTGAAAAAATCCGTAACTCTTAAAGTCTGCAATAATTTCTTCCGTAAGTTGGTCAAGTGGCTCGCCTCCAGTCCAAGTGATTTCTTTACAATCACCAGCGTTATCATAAATCCAGTCACGAATTTCCGTGAGAGTCATTTCTTTTCCGCTCTCGAACTCTGTGTCGCACACTATACCAGATGCAGCGCAAGCGTGCTTTGTCTTGCATCCAGATAAGCGAATGAATATTGTTGCGGTTCCTGCCCTTGCGCCTTCGCCTTGCAAGGTGTAGAATATTTCAGATACCTTTAATTTCATAACGAGCAATTGTTTTTGGTGTTTCTTCTACTTCGACTGCATATACTTCTGGGTGAACTTTATTGAACTCAATAGCAAAGTGCTTTGCCATATTCTCTGCTGTTGGATTGAATGGGAGAAAATCATTCAGATGTTTATGGTCAAGCGCATCATCAATAAACCTTTTGATGTCGTCAAGGTTTCTGTAATCAACAACAAATCCAACTTCATTAAGAGTATCGGATTTTAAGTGAACTCTGAATACATAATTATGACCATGAAGACGCGAGCATGGATGGTCGTCGGGCAATCCGCTTAACTGATGCGATGCGCTGAAATGAAATTCTTTTGCTATTGTGTACATTGTTTTTCTGTTGAATAGTATTTATAATTGTTTGTGAGTTTAATTATTTGATACTTTAATTTTCCAATCAAAGGCATATTAATATAAATGCCATAAAGATATTGAAGCATCTTTAGATTAAACCAATTACTGTCTTTGTATTTATCTGTAAAAGGAAATAAATTCCTTGTGCCAATTATAACTTCATCATATCCAAGTTGCAGTATCTTAGTTATCATTAAATAATTTCTGTTTTTGCAATCGTGTCCCCATTCCGTCTTGATTATCTGCAACTTTAGATTTTTCTTATTGCAATATTCGACTGCACATTCAAGCTCTGAACTTAAATATTTCTGACCGTAATCAAAGAATATACAATCGTAATTCCTTTCTATTTCGGCACACGCAATACTATCTGCACCACCACTAAGCAATAACACTTTTCTTTTTTCTTTGTACCTTTCAAATAAAAATGGCTTCCATCTGAACGATGATGAATGAAAAGGCACATCAATTAAAATATGAATTAACCAACCAACAAACAAAGGAATAGAAATGAAACTTATGATTAATGGTGCATAAAGTGAATGCGTTAAATCATACATCCATTTATATTTCACATCCCATTTGTCGAATTGTTTCAATTTTAATTCATTGAATATTAATGCTGAATCTGGAATGATACTTCCTATCAAAAACAAATATTCATTAGTGATTAAATACCCTATTAAGCCAATTGTTGAATGACCGATTATATTCATTTATGTTTCATGTATTTTTGATAACTCAACCATTGATTGATATTGTTTTTAATTATCTCTTTTGAATCAATGGTTTTTGCCTTGTGTTTTTTTGTAGATTCTTTTCTTATTATCCTTCCATCAAAATATTGAACTTCTCCATATTTAGAACCATTCATCCATGAAGTGCTATCAACTGAATAGAAATTTAATTCATTTAACATTGTCATGTTGGTGTAACCTAAACCATGCACCCTTACTTTTTTTGATGAAGCGTAATCAATCAAGGCTTTTAATTTATCTGGGTTGCTTCGCGTCCACTTACTGTCGTGCCTTCCACTTGCACCGATTGCTATATATGAATAATTTTCGCACATTTTTTTGAAGTAATCAATTCCCAAATATATGTGCCAGACCGGAATTGATTTTTTATTGGTTGCTCGTTCAATTTTTTTTCTCAATCGCTCTGTTTCTTCTAATCCTACAATTGAATAAATATCCAATTCAAAATAATTCTTTATATCGTATTTATTAATAAATTCAATGTAGTAATCGGTGTAAGAATCCCAATCTATTTTTTTTTTATTGTTTCCTATAAATGTAAATGCTCCGCTATCTAAAATAAATTCATGTTTCAATAACTCTGAAATACATTTCTTATGTTTTTTGATATAAGCAAATGACTCTAAAATGTACGCTTTATCTTTAATCAACAACAACTCTTTGTTTGTTAATCCCGCTAAATAGATTATCATGATTAAATACTGTCAATCATTTTTAATATTCCACCTTCAATTGTTTTGTCATATTTTTTTGTTGCTTCGATTATTTTTTTTGATTCATCTTTTGTTAGTATTAGTGTTATTTTCACTTTATCGGTTTCGGTTTCATTTTCAGTTGCTTCTTTGAAATAATCTTCAAGATTGACTGGATTGTATTTGAAAGCATCGAATCCGAATTCATTTAATTCACTTAAATCCCATTCATTTGCAAGCATATCCCAATCCCAGCTTCCTTTGCTTACATTGTCTTTGATTATAAACTCTCGCTTCTTTTCTTCACTTAATCCAATCATGCGAACAATTGGTATCTGCTTCAATCCAGCAGCAACAGCAGCGCGGTGACGCATATTGCCACCGAGTATGATTCCATCCTCGTCAACAACACACGGTCTTGCTTCAAGCATCTCTGGAAAGTCGGTTACGCTTTTGACCAGTTCTTGAAACTCCTTATCCTTAATGTAACGCGGATTCTTTTCGTTTGACCTTATTGAATTGATGTCAACGAATTCTGTTTTTGTGATTTCAACGCTCATGGGTTTGGGTCTTTTATCTCTTCAATGATTGCGATGGTTGCGTTTCTGCGAGCGCGTTCAATTCCTTCAACGCACTTTTGTTTGCTGGCATATCCCTCTGATGGTTGTTGCACCTTACCATTCGCACCGCGAAGGTGGAAGTACCACAAGCCATCTGTTTCGGATTTCCAGAATCTGTATTTCGGTTTCTTGTTTGCCATCTTGTTATCGGTTTACTGGGTTCTGAAAACAGAATGTGTTTGCACCGCGTGTTCCAGCAGTTGTTCCACAAGCATAGTTGATTGTCGCGTTGAATAAAGACTTGACGGTAGTTTGATTTCTCAAAGGGTCGTCACAATTGATGAAGTTGTAATTCGTGCCAGCATCATGCGCGATTGATGCGCCTTTGCTTCCGTCATAGAACTTGCCAGATGAATAGTTCACAAAATCAATTTGCTTATATCCACCACCTTCAAGTTTCAGATGCCAGCCTTTCATGCTTGTCCAGTTCGGGTTCGTGTAAAAGTAAACTCTGTCAAGCGTGTGGTTTCGTGTTGACGACCTGATGATAAGTTGCGCGTCTGTCGTTCCGTTTATCAATTCAAAGTGCCAGTCATAAAGGTTTGCTCCGTCTGCTGTTGTTGCTGTTGATTTGTAGTACAGACCAACCTTTGCAGAGTGTCCTTCAATTACATTGTTTCTCATTTGCAGATGCGATGCGTCAACCATTACAACGGCTGTGTCTGTCCATGACTGACAATAGACTCTGTTGTTTGTAAAGATTGCTCCGTTTGAGCATGATGTTGATGAGCCAGCACCTTGCCACCTACCTTCGCCAGTTGTAATCACAAAACCAACTCTGCAACCATTCGCCTCGCAATGGTCAATCTTTGCACGCAATCCAAACGGCATTGTAATAAACACATCAAGTTCCCATCCATAGCACTCTGTGATTGAAACACCAAGTGAACTCTGAAAGTTGATTCCAGACTGAGCGTTGTTCAACCCTCTGAAATGAATCTTGTCAATTGATATGCGTCTGTTTGTGTATGCTCCTTCTGCGTCACCGTTGTTCGGAGGAACGGGCGACATGAGCATTGTAAATTTATTTGAGTTGATTGCCCTGAGTTCTGCGTAACCACGAATGTCAAGAAAGATATGTTCGCGTGCAACCCAGAGCGTGTTGCTTACTCGGTAAACTCCATTCAACCAAATTGTTTTCCAATTTGTTTTTGCAGAATCAATTGCTGCTTGCAGTTGTGCTGTATCGTCAACCTTGTTTGATATAACAATGATAAAAGGAAATTGCCCCATGTTGATAGTTCCGCTTCCACCGCTTCCAGATGCACCTTGCGCTCCTTGTGGAATACCAAACTGAAAATTTAATGTCGCGTCACTTGTTGAAGGGTTCGCATCTGTGATTGTGACTTGCGCCTGAGAGCCTGCTGGCAGAGTTGTTGTGTTTACACTACCAATTGTTATCGTGGCATCCTTTCCGTTAGCACCATTCGTGCCGTTAGTGCCGTTAGTGCCATTGATTGCATTAGAAAAATATCTGTTTGTGATTGCCGTGTCGGTTACTTCCCTCCATCGGTTTGCGGTTGTGACGGTCGTGCTGTTCGTGTAATACTCCCAGACCTTTCTGATTGGAGTTTCAATTGCCAAGTCATTCACAGCGGTCGCAGCAAATGTCGGCTTCGTTGTTACATAATACTCGCCCACCCTTCGCTTTGTTTGTGCTTCGGTGGTGGATGCAAACGCAAGGATTGTCAATGCGATTGCATAAATTGTTTTTGTGATTGTTTTCATGCTTACCATTTTAAGAGTGGACAATGTGGTGATTCAAGTAGTTGTGTTTTCAACCACATCACGCAGCCACAAAGATAAGCCGTTGATTCATCGGGCAATTTTACAAAGTTCCCGACTACTGGTGTTCCGCAAGTGCCGACATACTTGTTAAAGTACGGACAAGCCTTGCAGATTTCTAAAGCCTCTTGCCTCTTCTTTGCGTCCATGTGGTTGAAAAGATGGACGCAAAGATGTATCAATCAATAATGAAAAACAAGGGCGCAGTTAAATTATTTTTCATCATGCCCTTCGTATGTGTTATGTGCCTCACGACCAG